ATATATGGTCACTGGTTCTGGTGGCGCCGATTCTGGCGGTGGAACCGCTTGGGGTCACGATGGCGAACACCATGGTGCAGCCCATACTACGCTTGCAGACTTGGGGGATAGACTTATTCAGTATGACCCGGATCTTTCCGGTACTAACTGTGCTGTCATTTCAACTGTTGCTAGCGATTTCGAGGGGGTCAGCGGCAAGCCGCTGAACGTTGAGAACCTCGTTGGTATCAAGCTAGGCACTACGGGTGATGACTTAGGTCGACTCCATGCTGTTGGCTCGGTCCACAAGGGCATAGGTCTTGGTGTTGGTGTTCAGGTTCGACGGCTAACTCGTCGCGATCCTAACGATAGCACCCGATTGATTTTTGTTCTCGCTGCTACTGGTAGTGAGACGCTTTCGCAACTTTCCGCTGCGCTCACCCTAACGGTGACGGGCGCTTCGTTCCCGGTTATGGATCCCTTTAGTGGAACTCCTGCTGCCGGCTCGAATGCTGCTCTAGGAGCGGTTGTTGGCGAGGATACTTGGGGTCTTGAGAATAATCAACAGATTCCCGAGATCGACATCAAGGTTGACAGCGTGTCTGTCACTGCGATGACGAAGAAGCTTAAGGCTAAGTGGAGCCCTGAGCTTGGTCAAGACTTGAATGCTTATCACAATCTCGATGCAGAGGTTGAGCTTACTAGTATTCTTTCTGAGCAGATTGCTCTAGAGATTGACCAAGAGATCCTTGAGGATCTCGTCAAGCTGGCTAAGGCCGGCACGTACTATTGGAGCCGTCACGCTGGTAAATTCGTTTATCGGAAGACTGGTAGAGAGGTTGGAGCGGCTACGGCAACTCCCGACTTCACTGGTACGGTTAGTGAGTGGTATGAAACTCTCGTTGAAACCATCAACGACATTTCTGCCCAGATCCACCGCAAGACGCTGCGAGGCGGCGCGAACTTCTTGGTCTGCGGACCTGAAGTCGCTAATATTCTTGAGTTCACCGCCGGTTTCCGTGCAAACATTACCGGTGATGACAACAAGGGTACCGTTGGAGCGGTCAATGTGGGTAGTCTGAGCAAGAAGTGGGATGTTTGGGTTAACCCCTACTTCCCGCGTAATGTGGTTTTGGTTGGACGTAGAGGTAACAGCTTCTTAGAGAGCGGTTACGTGTACTCACCATATGTGCCACTACAGGTCACTCCCACCATTTTCGGTGTTGAAGACTTCGTGCCCCGCAAGGGCGTGATGACTAGATACGCCAAGAAGATGGTCCGTCCTGATATGTACGGATTGGTTATTGTTACCGATTTGGTGTAAGATCTTCAACTGAAGATTAAATAAGAGGGGCTCCACCTTATTACGAGGTGGGGCCTTTTCTTTTATATACTTTGAGAGCGTTTAAGAGGGAAAAGAACTATTTAAGATGGAGGACACTAAATGGCTGTTCCAAAACTAACACCTTCATCAAAAACTAGCGTAATTGCATTACCTGCTACTGGTACATATGGTGATGTTTCATCCGCGCTACCTTTTGGAATTTATTCAAGCAATACAGATTTTCTTTCAGGTGCAGTAGACCAAGTTGCATATGCATATAAAAAACTTGGAGGAGATGTGCTGGATATTGAGCTTAAATCCGACAATGTTTATGCTGCGTATGAAGAAGCGGTTTTGGAATATTCATATATTGTTAACGTACATCAATCTAAAAATGTTTTAGCAAGTGTTCTCGGAAATACAACCGGAACATTTGATCATGATGGCGCGCTCAAATCTGGCGATGGCCTATCTGGATCTAATATTGCTCTTAAATATCCAAAGTTTGATTTCGAATATGGACGTAGAGTTGCAGATGCATTGTCGACTGAAGCCGGCCTCGGTGGAACTGAAACAATATATTCAGCATCTTTTGAAACGACCACGGATGTACAAGATTATGATTTACAAACAATAATTTCTTCTTCGGCCGCGCAAACTTCAAGTTATCTCTATTCAGATTCTAATTTGGGAAATAAAAAGATTGGAGATAAGAAGGTTACAATCCGAAACGTTTATTATAAAACACCAAATGCTGTATGGCGATTTTATGGATATTATGGCGGCTTAAACGTTATCGGCAACTTATCAAACTATGGACAGTGGGCCGACGATTCAACGTGGGAAGTAATCCCAGCTTGGCAAAACAAACTTCAAGCATCAGCTTTTGAAGATTCAATTTACACTAGGAACTCTCACTATTCATATGAAATTATGAATAATAAATTAAGGATTTATCCAGTTCCAAGAGGAGCTTCACCAAGCGAATTCTGGGTTCGGTTTACTGTTAAAGAAGACGCTTGGGATGATACGAGCGACAGGCAGACTGGTGTTAACGGTGTTAATAACATGAACACCCTGCCGTTTGAAAATGTTCCGTATGAGAATATCAACAGTATAGGCAAACAGTGGATTAGAAGATTTGCTCTTGCTTTAATAAAAGAAACGCTTGGCCAAGTTAGGGGTAAATTTGGTGCAATTCCCATTCCAGGAGAATCGGTAACTTTAAATTCAGCAGATTTGCTAGGTCAAGCAAAAGCCGAACAAGATGCCTTAAGAGAAGAACTTAAGACAGTTCTAGATGAAATGAGGTATAGCGCCCTAGCAGAAGATACTGCGAAGATAATTGATAATACTGAAACAGTACTTAATAAGGTGCCATTGAGCATCTTTGTGGGGTGATAGGAAATGTCCGATGAATGGAGCCAGCCAGATAATCCGCCACCTCCGATGTTCTTTGGAGAGAAAGAGCGTAATTTAGTTAAACAAGTTAACGATGAACTTATTGAAAGAGTTATCGGCCAACAAGTTGTTTACTATCCAATAGATATAGATCGAACAAACTTCCATCCAATCTATGGCGAGGCGATTGAAAAAACGTTTTTACCTCCAGTCCGCGTATATGCGCTGGTAGAGTGGGAAGGCTTGAAAACTGCATATAGTCAAAATATTGGTATGGATAAAGATACTTCAATAGTTGTGCATTTCCACAAGAGGCGCCTAACAGAAGATCAAAACTTATATGTCAGAGAGGGCGATTTCGTTTTATATGGTAGCAATTATTATGAAATTGTGGCGCTTGATGAGCCCAAACAAATATTTGGACAAGCCGATCACAAGATGGAAGTATCAGCTAAGTGCATTAGAGCACGCGAGGGATTATTCGATGCCACCTAAATATACAAAAGTATCAGATCCGAGCATTATAAAAGAAGAAATATTGATGCCCTCGACCATTGAAACAATCGATTATGCTTTACACGATTGGCTGGATGAAAAATTAAACATACACTCAACTTCAAACAAGGGATGGAAGAAAGTGCCAATTATTTGGGTTTCCGCAGAAAGGGCATTTCAAATTAAAGATAACAAGGACCTCCGCGATTCAAAGGGCTTGCTTAAATTGCCCTTGATTACCATTGAAAGAAGCAATATTACAAAAAATCCAGAGAGGAAAGGGATTATTCAGGCAAATATTCCACCCATCGATGATGAGAAAGGTGGATCAATTGTGATAGCCAAAAGAATTCAACAAGATAAGACTGCAGCGTTTGCAAATGCAGCGTCTGCTCGCAAGCGTAGTCGGAAGATGAGCGTTGGGCATGGCCAGATTAACTTTCGAACAAGAAAAAATAATAGCAGAGTTGTATATGAAACAATATCAATACCCATACCAGTTTATTTGGACATCACATATAGTTTGAACATCAGGACAGAATATTTACAACAGATGAATGACATAATGACGCCATTCGCGACTCGCACTGGCGGCCTAAACTATTTCGGAATTTCAAGAGATGGACATAAATATGAAGCATTTATACAGCAAGAATTTGCCCAAGAAAACAATGTTACGAACATGGAAGAAGATGAGCGCACCTATAATATGAAAATTGATATAAATGTTCTTGGTTATATAATTGGCGGCGACAAGAACGAAGAAAGGCCAAAAATTGTTATTCGTGAAAACGCTGTTGATTTAAAGTTCAAAAGGGAGCGCACAATGGTCGGAGATATGCCAGAGCACATCGATGTCAAGAGGGCGAAATATAGAGAATAGTTTGGAGTTTAGGATTTTTCTAAACTACTTACTAGAGAAATAGTGTTGGGCTATAAAGCGCCTCCGAATTAAATTTGAAGACCATAGGAGAAACAAGGAATGTCAGTAAAGAAGTTTAAGTTTGTATCACCGGGCATATTTATTAACGAAATTGATAATTCGCAATTGCCCCGTGTTCCCGAACAGGTCGGGCCGGTTGTTATAGGCAGGGCCCGTCGAGGACCGGCCATGGTACCGGTAAAGGTTGATTCTTTCTCAGAATTTATCGACGTTTTCGGCAACCCAATTCCAGGCGGTCAAGGAG